TAGATTAATACACCAATTTTCATTTAGTCCAAATAAACCTAATGATGCACTAAACAAATTTAGTATAACCGTAAACCACATTAATAATTTCATACTATCTCCTACTTAACGTAAACGATTCTACAATGTTCGTTTACTCTACCATTCACTTTAGTCCTTTTAGTTTTAGGACTTATAATCTTCTCAAGTGCTTTAGGGTCTTTACCCACCACACTATCAATTAAATTTTCTCTAATTGTTACTTGATAACTCTTAACATCATCAAAGTCTTTTATACTTGTACCTTTAACAGATAATCCTTGTCGACCAACTGCTTTGTATACTTGTAACTTTCTAGTCTTTTCATTAAATATAATTGTATCAACGGAGCCTGGGATTTTTGTTGCAGAAATCTTTGAATCCTTTTTATTATATTTTAAATCTTTAACTTGAGATATAGCAGGTTTGACTTTCTTTACACGAACAGTTGTTTTCTTAACTGTCTGTCTATACCTCTCAACATCACAAATCCAATCACGAATAGTTCTAATTACTTTATTCATCTGACGTTTACCGACGAAGTTATATGCTTCTACTAAATCTTCTTCTTTACCACTTTGAACCATTTCAAAATCTGTTACTTCTTTATGAAGACATTGTAATATTAATTCACAACCTTTTGCAGACATATTAGATTCTCCAAGGAGATGTGTAATATTAAGTGGAGTGTAGTCTTCGTGATTAATCATTGAATCTATTTCAAGTTCACAATGTGCAATTACATCATGATTACATTTATTAATTAATCTTTGAATAGGAGACAACTGAGGTATCTTAGGTTTATCTTCCTCTACATTTGTATCATTTTTTTCTGATTCATAAATTTTAGATTTTCCAATTACCTTTTCTATATCTTCATTTAAATAACCCGTCCAAATTTGTTTATGATTTGTATCTTCAATATCAATAGGCATCCCACGATTAACCATTCTTGCAATTTTCATAGCTGTTATACAATTAACTTTATCGTAATGTTTCTTAACTAAACGTATTTCATCATTACCATAAACCATTCTTGATTCCATGTATTTAATTAAATCGGGAAGTAAATCTTTTTTAGTACAATAGTACCCATAAAAATCTAATCCTCTAGTTGCACGTGCATCAATTTCTTTTCTTGTCAACTCAGAAACATCATCCCAAGTTGGTTCTGTTCCCGTGTATTTAGCATCATCTGCTTTCACTTCACCTTGTCTATTAAAACAACTCATACTTAATAACCCCATTCATCTGTTTCATTATATAAATTAGAGTCGGCCATATTGTCTGTCAATAGGCCGAACTCTTCTTCTACATCATAGTCGGCAGCACCCATACCACCGAGTTCACTATCATTTAAACTTTCTTCCTTATACCATTTTGGTTCTTTACTACTCATATTGTTAGCCATTATACATTAATCCCTTTCTTTGTCAAGGCTTACTTTATTCCAATTATATATGCAATTACTGCTAAAAACGAAGCAACAATTATCATTGTCATAGCAAGACCAATATCTTGATTCGTTACTATGAATCCACTAAATAATCCAATCAGACCATCTTGTATTCTTCTTATATTTTCTAATATCCACGTTTTCACGCGTCCTCCTTTGTTAATAATGGAATCAACCACGGAAACATAATTCTAAAACATAACCAACACATATGTGCAGGTACAAATAATAGTACCATTGCTAAATTCTTTGCTTCCCAACCTAAATACTTTAGGTCACGCATTACTATTTCATCTACCCGTTTTGAATAATTATTCATTGTCAATACGAGCCTCTAACATTTCTTTAACTGCGTGAAGATGAGCTCTAAAAGTCGTGTCATGACCCGCATACATCTCTACCGAACCTATCACAGCTTCAATAGCCAATAACCCATTATACAATTTATCTTGATGTTCAAGATGAGGTTTCTTACCTCGCGGTGAATCATCTGTTAATTGTTCTAACATATCATCATCTATATACATTATTTAATCCTCATAAAAAATATTCCAACTGCTACACTAATCACAAATAATCCAATCTTCTTGAATAACTTATCCATTACATACCTTCCGTTCTTGTGTCATTAAACATTTCATCTTGACAGTGTTGACACCAACCACTTATCGTAAATTCTTTTCTAGATACTTCATCTATAAAATATGAAGCATCTCCCTCGCACCTCACACACTTATTAGCATGTATGTATGCCCTTCGACTTTTACCACCATTTATTTCAGTAAGTAATTGTTCTATGATAGAACTTTTTTCACTAGGAGCGGCCATTGGGTCTCCCTTTGAATTTTTCTTTGAAAGCTTTTTCACGAATCGCATAATTTTGTTCATACGACTCTTGATAATTCTTTTCTAACTCAGCACCTTTTTCTTTTCCGAATATTGTTGCCAAGTCTTCTGCCGACATACCTACATCTTCACGATTGTAGTTGTATTGTGCTTGTGTTAAAGCATCAATTAAGTTCTTTTCTTCTTTTCGTGTTTTTGGCATTTTCACTATTGTTAATTTATCTAACTCTTCTATTACATTCATATTACATTGCTCCTGTCCATCGTATTTTATAATTTTCAAAGATATTACCTCGGGCAAAGTTACGAGCTGGAGCATTCCAACTTGATGCCTTTAGTATATCACCATATTTAAATTTATCATCATCATATATATTAACAATAAAACTGTGAACCGAGGTTTGATTATCCCTTCTAATCACTTTAATATATTTTGAACCACAAATGTGGTCAATACCGTTTTTAAATTCTATAACACTATTTTCTTTGATTCTTTTTTCAATATTATCAGCTGATAATAAAGCCTTTGAACCGAGAGTCCAATTTTCGTAATCGTCTCCGATTTTTTTCTTATACTCTTTTAGTGCATCAGCCATTGTCATATTATTATCATGGACTATTTCATCTACTTTGTCAACATCTTTTTTAACATCTTTATCAGTTTTTTTAGCTACCCAATCAATCATTTGTACACATCCTTTGCTACCCAATTACTAGTATCAACAACACTCGTGATTTCTTCAATTTCTTTGTCACTCATAGCTTCCGTGAAACTTTTTTCGTAGTACTCAATGACTTTCATTAAATCAAAATTAGTACTATAAGGAATACTTGGTAATTCATCTATTAATTTTAGATAATCATAGTAACCAAAAATATCCTTAAGTTTAGAACATTCAATTCTTTTAACACCATTGTAATCTTTAGGAGTAAATTCCTCAATCTCATACAACTCGGACAAACCGTCCTCAATTTTTTCTTTTGGTAGGTAACTCATATTATTCGTCTCCCCAATCGTAATCAACATCTGCTACTTTTTCAGCAATCTTCTTGTCTAACTCGTCTAACTTCTTACCGAGTTTGAACTCTTTTAAACTCCCACTTGGAGAGTTGTGATACTCTTTTAGAGTCTCGTGATATGTTTTGTCTAATTCAATCAATTCCATAATTTAAATGTCCTTTCCCTTAACACCCTACTATTATAACATATATCGGCGTTTTGTAAAGGGGGCTGGACAAAAAAAATGGCCTCTGAAGCCATTGCAAATAAAGGGTTTTGTGATATACCCGTAAATTAATATTTATTTTACATAAGTGACTCGTTAGCAAGTACTTACAACTTCGTCAGTGTAAGATTTACTTGTATACGATGTCGGCCAAATGCGACTCGAATTTTTCAATCACACCTATTCGATTTGGCCATAAAATATACTCCTTTTCGGGGTTTTGTTTAAGGTTTGCAAGTAATGGTTTAATTGCATTGTATAGTTTTTTAAGTTTTTCTTCTTGTTGTTTTGCACTTGAAGACGCTGTTGATGCTTGTTTTGCAACATCTAATTCATCTTCATTAACTGCAGTAAATCCAAAATCTTCTATTGTCCAAAATTCGTCTGACATATTACTCCCCTTGTATAACTTTTATCTTTTCACGTTCAGCTCGGAGAACTTTCATCTTTATATTTAGTCTAATTAAATCGTTGTCTAAAGTAGATACGTCTTTCTTTAATCTTCCAAGAGAAGCACCTAAATCATCCAGTGCTGGGTCAATAGTTTTAGTTACCCATTTCCATATGTAAAAGATAAAGTAACCACAGAATAGTAATGCTACTACGGGAAATCCTACTTGACCGATTATCTCAGCCCAATGTGCGAAATCATGACCACCCATTAGTTGTCCCTCGCATCTGATTTACCGTCGCTTGCTGCTATACGGTTTAAATTAGGTTCTGTATTAAATGCACCTGATATAAGTGTATCTATTTTTACAATATCGTTATTCATTATTTCTACCTTGTTTTCTAGTCCACCAATTGCTTTAGCAACTCCACGAATACGTTCTTCTACTTGTGCTAGAATAAATTTAAGAATAATAAAAAGAAACCAACCTACTC